GCGAACGGCCTCTGAGATGCTCCTCTCGTCGACGCCACCGACCTGTTCGAGAAGCTCACCGATCGCGTCCTCGTACCAGTCCTGGGGATAGGAGTGGCCCTGGACCCGCTTGTCGTGCGCGGCGCTGTACCGGCGCCGAAGGTGCGGGGTCGCAGCGATGAACGCGTCGCATGTAGGCGCCGGATGACGGTAGCGCCCGGTGTCGCCATAGAGGTAGCGTCCGCAGCCAGAACAACGCAGGCGCAGCGGGTAGTTGCGCTTCACGGTCCGACCGGGGGTTCGGGTGCGGCGCATGGCGCGCATGACCTGGACGCGCGACCAAACAGCGGGCTCGACGATCGGCGGGACTCCGGCTGCCTCGCCGGTGCGCAACCGGCCCGCGTAGATTGGGTTGGTCAGGATCTCGCCCACGTGGGTCTTGGCCAAGTGGACCTGGGCTGCCACCTCCCAGTCCGTGAGCCCCGTGGCGGCCAGCTCGTAGGCCTGACGAACGGTAGGGGCAGTCGCTTCGTCGATCCGGAGCGTCGAAGGCTTGCCTTCGCGGATGATGCCGTACGGGGCTCGGTTGCCACCGGGGACCCCGAGCCGACGGCGCTTGGCGGCATAGCCTTCACCAACGCGCTTCGAGAGCTTGCGGCTGTACGCCTCGGCCTCGTGAGCTTCCCGGACGAACTGGTCCCAGCTGCTTGGATCCGATGAAAGCAGCCGCTCGTCGGCGAACAGGACCACCACACCGGCCGCGTGCAGGTGATCCTCGACCGCGATCAGGGTCTGCTTGAGGTTGCGCAGGAAGCGGCTCACGTAGCCGACGACGAGCACGTCAAAGGCACCCGCCTGCGCCGAGGCGACCATGGCCTCCCATGTGGGCGTGCGCCAAGCGGAGGTCCAGCCCGAGGAGGCAACGGACCACTCGAGGGCGCTGTCAACGAGACCGTACCGGACGATGGCGCGGTCCTGCTGTTCGCGCTGGGCATCAGGCCCGAAGTTGTCCCACTGTCCGGCGGTCGACTCGCGGAACCAGCGCGCCGCCCGCATGCCGCCGACCTGGTCGAGCGATTGGGGGAGAGAACGCTTCATGCTGCCGGCCTCTTGCTGGTCAAGGTGGTCAGCACCTTACCTCGGCCACGCCGTTCTTCAACATCCCGAAGCGCCGCGACGAGGGCGAGGATGACGGGGTTGATCGGTCGAGGGACGGGGTCACGGCCGCCACGGTCCCGCAGGTCGGTCGAAGCGAGACCGTTCATGCCGGCGGCAATCTGCTGGTGCGGCGCCTGGCTGGTCACGCGAGGCCGCCCCACTCGTAGCCGTCTGGCCCATCGACCACGGCTTTGAGGCGTGCTGCCGACTCGTCGGTCAGGTCGTCGGCAAAGATCCGCAACGCCTCGCGGGCGACGTCGAGGTCAACAGGCGATGGAGGAGATAGAAGACCGTCACCAGCGTCACCCTCGTCACCGCGAGCACGATCCTCGGTGACGCTCGCCTCATCCCACAGACCCGTCCCGTCACCTTCCAGCGACCTTGCGTCACCTGCGCCCGATGCCGGTGACGGTGGTGACGCGGGTGACGGCGTTTCCGGGACCGTCCGGATGGCGATCAGGCGGCGCCCGTGGGACTCGCGGCGCTTCTCGACCTCAATGCCAACCGATCGGAGGTTGGGCGCGATCCGGGCGAGCTCCCGCGACAGCGACGTCGCGTTGCCTGGCCAGCCCCTTCGACGCGTGGCCGACTCGCCCACGATGCTCGCAAGGCGGTCGAGAAGATCCGTCGCGGTCCCGAGGAACTCGCCCGATTCCAGCAGCGTGCGCATCGGCGGATAGATCACCGCCGCGTCGAGGGCGATCTCGTGGATGGCGTCGCGGTTGCCCGTGTACGCCTTCAGGAACGAGCCGGGGGGCCAGCCCAGCGCCGGTTCGGCGGCGACGACCCAGCGGGCGAAGTCGGCCATCCTCGGCGCCCGCTCGAGCTGGACCAGGTCCAGCCGACCGACCGCACCCGACACCGCGTCGAGGAGCGCGCCGAGGATCGCCGGCTGTTCGCGATCGAAGGCGGCCCAGAACCGCGCCTCATCCTGGCGGCGGTCGTCCGGGATCCGCGGCAGTTCGAGCTCGATGGTGCGGTCGAGCAGATCGCTGCGCGTGCCCAGGACGCCGATGCCGTTGATGACGATCGGGCGGCAGGCGTCGAACAGCGTCTCCTCGTCGTTCTCGTAGAGGGTGCGAGTGCTGAAGCCCAGTCCGGTCGAAACCCGGCAGAGCGTGTCGCTGAGCCAGTCCGGGATGGTCGAGAGGTTGTCGAGGGAGATGACGGCGCCGTTGGTGGCCGCGATGGCCAGATCTCGCTCATCACGCGGCGCGGCGCGGGTGACGCTCTTGTTGGGGTCGATCAGGCGACGGTGGATCTTGGCCGCGGTGGACTTGGCCGAGCCGTGCTCGCCGTTGAGGGCGAGGATCGGATACGGACCGTTCGGCCGGAAGGCGACGACAAGACAGCCGATGAACAGGCGCCACTGGTTGTCCTGGTCGTCATCACGGACGTTCACGAACCGACGGAGCTGATCGACACTGCCGCCGCGGACGGGTACCGGGAGAGGGAGCAGGCCCTTCGGGCGTCGAAACCGCACAGGTGGATCGGCGACGATCTCCCAGTGGTCGGGGGAGATCCTGACCGCCTGCCAGAGCGGGTCGCCCAGGTCGAGGTAGATGTCGTGGCCATCACCGGCGACCCGGACGTATACCGGGCACTCGAGCCCCTCGAAGAGCGCCCGCCCCATCAGCACGTCGAGCGCATCGCGTAGGGCCTGGCCGCCAGCGGCTCGGCCGTAGGCCTGGTGGAACCGGCGGGACAGCCATGCCCGAAGGGACTTCGAGCCGAGCGGCCAGACCTCATGATGACCGTCACGCTCGATACGGGCGTAGGCGACGTCGTCCGCGGTGTGGAAGAACTCGACGTCCGCCGTGAGGTCGAGGATCATGGTCGCCTGGGATCGCTTCCCGCCCGCCGCGGGCTCCGCCGGTCCCGGATCGCCAGGCTCCGACTCCGGCGCGCCGTCGCGGTCGTCGGTCGCGGCAGGATCACTGTCATCGCCGGCGTCAGTGAGTGGCGACGGCGGGGAGGTCCGCCCGTCGCCCGGCGGGTAGCGCCCGACGCTGGCGGCGATGCCCCGGACCGCGTCATCAGGGAGGGGCGGTCGACAGCGGCCGGCGTTCACCGCCAGCAGCGCGGCCTCGATCTCGGCGACGATCATGCCCCGGCGACGCATCGTGCCCGCCAGCGAGGCCAGAGTCGCGTTCCGCTGGCCGTCTGGGATGGCGTCTGAATCCTCGGGACGATCGCCTGCCGTCCGAGGTGATCGGACGGCGTCGGCGATCCATGCCGGCGCGTCCGCGATCCCGTCCTCGATCGGGAGGACCCACTCGTAGCGTACGCCGCTGATGTGGAGCGAGGGCGGGACGACGATGTAGGAGCCGGGCCCCCGGAGGTCGACATGCTCTCGGACGCCGACCTTTGGCCGGATCGGGGCAGAGGTGCGGTAGATCAGGTGCCGGCCGCGACCCGTCCTCGAGGTCGCCGTTCTCGGCAGCTCGTCGCTCCGGAAGACCGCGGCGAGGTCGGCCACGTCCACGTCGACGACGATGAGGTCGTCCGGAACCACCGCGCCGATGTTCGCGGTGGGCCACATGCTCCACCACATGCGGATCTGATCGGCCTCCGTGGTCGCGTCGCTCAGGCCGTTCTTCGTCCGGGGATGCTTGCCCGGCGAGGAGCAATCGGGCCGATGGCAATCGCACGCGCCGTCGATCGGCGTGTGCAACGGGATCACTGCCCAGCCCGCAGCTGCCATCGCCAGGGCGCTCTCGACGGGGGCGTTCATGTGCCCGTCGACTCAACGGCGTTCTCAGGCTCCTGCCTGCGCGCTGTCCGGACGGAGCGACCAGATGCAGCTGCCTTCCCGCTCGGCCGGCGGTCCTGCCGCCGTCGCGGCCCCGCCGCGGGCGCCGTCGCCGGTGACGCGGCCCGGAGTCCCTCGAGGATCAGGAACGCAGCCTGATCCCGCGTCGAACGGCACTCGACCTGCGCGAGGTCCTGGAGTGCTGCGGCGGCTCGTTCGGGAAGTCTGATCGTCAGCGATGGCACGACCAGATTGAACGACGGCCCGGGCCGCGAAATAAACGTGCTGAAGCCGCGAAGAACGCTCGGGTTAGGCGCGAACTAATCCGCGAGCGGCCACCCCATGCCGTTCGCCTTCAGGAAGTCCTGGAGGGTGCGGACCGAGACTTCAAGCCGCGAGGCCAGCGCCTCCTGGGTCGGGGTGCGGCCCTGGAGCTCGGTCCGCAGGACTCTGTTGCCGCCCAGGACGATCGCCGCCGTCAGCAGACCCGTGCCCTTCGGGCGACCGCGACTTGGCTTGGCTGGTGCGCGAGCGGGACGTCTGCGACGCGCCGCCAAACCGAGGCGCTGCCGGAGCGTGTCCTGGTCGAGGCTGGAGACGCGGTCGACGTACTCCCGCAACTCTCCCAACCCTGGTTGACGTCCTTCGATTAGAACGAGGTGTTGGTAGATCGCCTGAACGAGCTCCCCATCGAGCTCGGGGCGCTCTGCTGCCATCCGGGCGATATCCGCCGACATGATCAAGGGGTCGGGATGGCGCATTGGACGCCAGGATGGCGGAGCTGCTGGTCAGATGATGTTCAGGCCTCGGTGGGGTGTTCGTCGGCGGGTTCGGCGGTGGCCGCATCCTGTGACTGCCTCCGCTGAGCCCTGTGCGCCGCAGGTCGGTCGACGCTGATCAGGCGCTCGATCCGGTCCAGGAGGTCAGCGTCCGTCTCGTCCGCCGAGTCGACCTTCTTGAGCAAAACCTCAAAGTACCGAAGCTTCATCTCATCGGCGGTCGCCTCGGGGCGCGCTGCGATGCTCGTCTCAGCCGGGATGCTGATCGACGTGACCGTGGCCGTGGCGGCGGCTGATCCGCGGGGCATTGCCCGCTTCCTCGTCCGTCTCTGCCCAGCCGCTCCTGGGACACCGCGAGGCGTCTTGAAGTACGGGCTCAGCTTGATGCCGGCGAAAGCCGCGCCATGGAGCAGGAACGTCTGCGCCTTTCGCAGCGTCGCGCCGGTCTGCGCGAAGACCTCGCGGAAGACCTCGTCCAACTCCGCCTGGGTGGCATTCGACGGCAGCCCGAACACTTCGGGGTAGTGGGAGCGGAGAACCTGCGCCACAAGCGCCTGCCGCCCGTCCCTGTTCCCGACAAGGTCCTTCAACGGATCGAGGACCGTCCCATCGTCCGCAATCATGGCGAAGGCCTTGAGGGTGGCGATGAGATAGCCCTGATCGACGCCAGACCGCTGGCTAAGGAAGCTCCGGTCGATCCGGGTCGGGAGTCCCTTCTCGTCGAGCTGCAGGATCAAGTTGAAGAAGGTGCGCCACGCCAGATACGGCGCGTAGCGCTTCGTGGGTTCGTCCGTCATCACCGACTCCTAATGGCTATGGCTACGTCTGGTCATCATTATGGCACCGCCAATGCCACAGCACAAGCCATAGTGTCAGTAGGACCCCGCGTGCGGGTTGACGGCCTCCGTGGCAGTTCGTGGCGAAGCCGGAGAGCAGTGCCACGCCAGAGGAAGTTTGGAGTCGTGCATACGATGAAGGTTAGGAGGTGGTCAATGGAGATCAAGCGCGGCGATGCCGTCACAGTCCGGACCGCATTCGGTGACCTGCTGGAGCGGGTGGCGCTGACCGGAGTCGAAATGGGCCGGGACTTCCCGGTCGTGTGGGTCTGTTCGCGGGGTGAGTGGGAGGCACGCAACGAAGCGGACCAAGACGTCGAGGGGCTCCCGTGGCCGGCCGACGACGTGCATCTCGCCGACCACCCTGTCGAGGCTCACGCGTGACCGTGGAGGTACGACCGAGCCTCGGACCTGACCGCTCCAAGGCGACCTCCCGGAGCCAGGGTCGGAGCGCGCCCGATGCGATGTTCACGATCGGCTACCAGGGCGCCAGCCTGGAACGTCTCGTCGAAACCCTCGCCGCCGCCGACGTTTCGGTTCTCGTCGACACCCGCGAGACGCCTATGTCCAGACGGCCGGAATTCCGCCGCAAGTCGCTCGACGCGGCGCTAGCGGCAGCGGGGATCCGCTATCTCTCCGTCCCAGCTCTCGGTGCGCCGCGTGAACTCCGTGCCGTCGTTTCGGATTGGGATCGGTTCGCCGATGGATACCGCGATCGCCTAGCCCTCGTCCGGGAAGAGCTCCAGAGCCTCGTCCCGCTCATCTCCAGCGAGCGCGTCTGCCTCTTGTGCTTCGAGGCCGATCCGTTTGCCTGTCACCGCTCGCTCCTGGCCCATGAGATCCAGGGACTGCTGGACGTAAGCACCGTCCATCTGCGACCGGGGCGGGTAGACGAGCCCGATGATCACGAAGGTCTTCGGGTGAGCAGCAAGGGTCCCGACGACCAGGTGTAGGTCCTTGGCTGGCAGTTCGCGCCCGTACTTCTGCCGGATCATCTCCTCCCATCGCAAGGGATCGGATCTCGACCAGCGGCGATAGGACTGGCCCAGCTCCCAGTCGAAGATCTGGAGCTTGTGCCCGCCGCATCCGGCGTCATTACAGTAGAACTCGTAGCTGAACTTCCACGGGATCTGCTCGAGCTCGCTCAGCTCCCGAATCTCCTCCTCGCCGAGTCCGAGGCGTTCCTGGCGGAGCGCTGTCCGCTCCTTCTCCGTCCACGCGTCCGCGTGCTCCTTGACTAGGCGACGAATGGCCTTCGGGCGGAACATGCCGATGCTGACGTCGGCTGCGATATTCGCCGCCTTGATCTCCTCGAGGGAACCCGACGGTGCCGGGAGCAGCGCCATCCGCCGGCGCCACCGGTCGGACGAGGGGATGACCTGGCCGACGAGCTTGATCGAGTCCTGGTCGACCCTGAGGCTCTCCGGTCGGGCGTCGTTGCGTGGCCTGGTCGCCTGGCACTCGATGACCTGGTACTTCTTGAACCGGTTATCGGCCAGCCTGCGGAATGTGATCGGGTACATGCGCACCCAGCCACCCGTGTCCAGGTCGACCCCAGCACAGCAGACGGTCTCGATGTGCGTCTGGCTCGGGTTCGGGTAGGTCTTGACCACGACAAGGATTCGCTTGGGCTCGTAGACCACCTTTGCGTCCTTATGGGCACGGCGCCGCACGCTTCAGGCGCTGAGCGGCGGATCCTGGTGCCAATCATGAGCTGCGGACGAAGCGGCCGTCTATCATCCTGCGATGGGGTCGGCGCGGTTGACTTCGCCACCGCCGCTACCACACTGTCGCTGTTCCGTCTTCATCGTCGCGAAAGGCCTTCATGGCGACTATCGAGACTCTCATCACCCAGATAGACGACTCGGCCCTGCGCGACAAGTTGGCCTGCGAAGTCGCGGAGATGAAGAAGCGCCTCGACTGGGGCCTCGTCTTCGAGCGCCACCTGCCCGAGAACGTGCGGGCACTATCGGCCCCGATCAGGCCCGGCTCGGTCGTCTGGGAGCGGCGCACGATGACCCCGCGCCGGCTCCGGGTGCGCTCGATCGACGGCGCGGACCTGCTCGTCGTCGCGGAGCCCGGGAAGACGACCGCGGCAGCGGACACGCAACCCGAGCGGATCGCGCGCTCGGAGGTGCTGGTCGAGCAGGACTTTGCCGAGCCGGTCTTCCCGGTCCCGACCCCGATCGACGCGGTCCGCCACGGCCCCGAGGACGCGCCCTACCACACCGTTATCGAGGGCGAGAACTACCACGCGATCGAGGCGCTGCTGGCGGCCTACGAGGCCAAGGTGGATTGCCTCTACCTTGACCCGCCGTACAACACCGGCGAGCACGACTGGTCCTACAACAATGACTTCGTGGATCCCGCTGATGCGTGGCGACCCAGTAAGTGGCTCGCGTTCATGGAGCGCCGCCTGCGGCTTGGCCGCCGGCTGCTGCGCCCGAACGGCGTGATGGTCGTCACGATCGACCGCTTCGAAGTCCACCACCTCGGGATGCTCTTGGAGCAGATGTTCCCAGAGGCCCTGCGCCAGATGGTCACAATCTGCATCAACCCCTCGGGCGCATCGAGCGACGGCCTGGCGCGGGCGGACGAATACGCGTTCTTCCTGTTCTTTGGCGGCGCTGGCCCGGTCGCCACCTTCGAGGACTTCCTGGGCCCCGAGGACAGGACCTCGGCGTCGTGGTGGGAGAGCCTGCTGCGCCGGGGGAGTGCCTGGACGCGGATCGCGCGCCCGAACCTCTGCTACCCGGTGTTCATCGACGCTGATGGCCGGATCGCGGGCGCGGGCGAGCCTTTCACGGGCGAGGACGAGGCCGCTCGCCCGACCACGCACGGCGACTACCGGCTCGCCTGGCCGGTGCGCAACGACGGTCGGCTCGGCATCTGGCATGTGAACGCCGCGACCCTGCTCGACCTCCACGCGCAGGGCTACGCCTTTGTCTCCTCCTACGACGCGGAGCGCGACCGCTGGACGCTCAAATACATGCCCTCGGGCGGGACCCGCGCGATCGCCGCCGGCACGCTCGAGATTCGGGGACGGGGACCGCAGAACGAGGTCCTGCTCGCGCCCAAGGCGGGGGGCGTCGCCAAGACGATGTGGCACCGTGGTCGCCACACCGCCGGCGGCGTTGGTGGCACGACGCTGGTGGCCGAACTGTGTGGCGGGCGCGGGGCCTTCTCGTATCCCAAGTCGGTCTACGCCGTGCGCGACGCGCTCGACGTAGCGATCGGCGACCGGACGAGCGCCCTGATCCTGGACTTCTTCGCGGGATCAGGCACGACGCTCCACGCCACCCTGATGCTCAACGAGCGCGACGGCGGCAAGCGGCGCTGCGTACTCGTCACCAACAACGAGGTCACCTACACCGCAGCCGAGCGCCTCAACCGGTCCGGACACTTCCACGGGGACCCCGAGTTCGAGGCTGCGGGCGTGTTCGAGATGGCGACCAAGCCCCGCGTCACCGCCGCGATCACGGGCGTCCAAGGCAACGGGACCCCGCTCACCGGCACCTATCTCGATGGCCGCGACTACGCGGAGGGCTTTCCGGCCAACGTCGAGTTCTTCCGCCTCGACTACCTCGATCCTGCCGAGGTCGAGTTTGGCCTGCGCTATGGCGAGATCGAGCCGCTGCTCTGGCTCCGCGCCGGCGGGATCGGCGAGCGCGAGGCCCTCGACCCCACAGCACCGCTCGGGCTGCCAGCCCACTCGCCCTACGCGGTGCTCTTTGACCCAGCCGGGCTGCCGGACCTGCTGGCGGCATTGGCTGCACGAACCGACATCACGCATGTCTTCATCGTGGCCGACTCGCCCGAGTCGTTTGCCCAAGTCGTGGCCGACCTGCCCCAAGAGGGGATCGAGACGGTCCGGCTCTACCGCGACTACCTCGAAACGCTGCGGGGGGCGACGCGGTGAAACTCGCCCTCAAAGACTTCCAGACCGACGCGGTCGTGGAGTTGCTCAGCCGCCTGGACACGGCCAAGGTCGGCTATCGCGGCGGCTCGGGCCAGCGCCAGGCCGTGGGTCTGACCGCGACTACCGGGGCCGGCAAGACGATCATCGCCACAGCGGTCATCGAGGCTATCCTCTTCGGCTCGGTCGAGGACGGGATCGCGCCCGATCCAGGGGCGGTATTCCTGTGGATGACTGACAAGCCCGAACTCAACGCCCAGACGCAGGGCAAGATGCTCGACGCCTTGGGCGACCTCCGCTTTAACCTGCTGCCCGAGATCGACAGCACCTTCAACCCCGAGAGCCTGGCACCCGGCAGGGTCTACTTCCTCAACACCCAGAAGCTCGGGGCCAAGGCCGACCTCGTGAAGCGCGGGCCGCTGGTCGGGAGGACCTTCACCTTCTGGGATGTCGTGCGGCGCACGATCGAGGACCCGGCCAAGACGCTCTACCTAGTCGTCGATGAGGCTCACCGCGGCATGACCGAGGCGCGCAAGATCGCCGAGGCCAACTCGATCATCCAGCGCTTCATCAAGGGCTACCCCGAGGAGGGGATGCCCGCCGCCCCGATCGTGCTCGGCATCAGCGCGACGCCTGCGCGATTCCTCGCGGTCGTCCAGGGCGCGGGGCGCACGACCAGCCAGTGGGACGTGCCGCCCGACGAGGTCCGGGCGTCGGGGCTCATCAAGGACAAGACGCTCGCCGACTTTGCGGGCGAACGCCAGCACGACGCGATGGCGCTGTTCCCCGAGGCGGTGAGGGTCTGGAAGGCGTCGCACGACGGCTGGGCGGCCTACCACGCGGCCTACGGCCAGGCCGGCGGCGAGCGGCTCGTGGTGCCCGCGCTGATCGTCCAGGTCGAGAACGAGACGGGCACCAACGTGACCGCGACCGATCTCGACGCGCTCATCCGGGTCATCACCGAAGTCGCGGGGCCGATGCCCGACGTCGCCTTCACCCACGCTTTTGGCACCGGCACGCCCGAGCCCGTCGGTGGCCGGGTGATCCGCTACATCGAAGCGTCCAAGATCGCGGGCGACACCGACGCGCGCGTCGTGTTCTTCAAGTCGAGCCTCGATGTCGGCTGGGACTGCCCGCGCGCCGAGGTCATGTTCTCGTTCCGACGAGCGGTCGATCCTACCTCGATCGCCCAGACGATCGGGCGCATGGTCCGCACACCGCTGGCGCGCCGGATCGAGGAGAACGAGGATCTCAACTCCGCCTTCGTGTTCCTGCCCTTCTACGAGGAGGCGGGGGTGCGGGCGATCATCACGAAGCTCAACGACACGGGGAACGAGGCGATCGCGGGCACCGTGGCTCCCCGGCGCGAGACGATTAGCCTGCCCCGCCGCACCGACCTCGACCGGGCGATCACCGCCATCGAGGCAGTACCCTCCTACCTTGTCCCGACGCCGCGCTCGCGCCCGGAGATCAGGACCCTGGCCGACCTCGGCAACTTCCTCTCGAGCTCGGGCATCGACCCTGCCGCCTTCAAGCGCGAGATGGCCGCCGTCGCGGCACTCCTGGTCACGCGGCGCGATGCGCTCGCGGGCGATGCCGACTTTGCCAAGGAGGTCACCGACCAGGGCGAGATTGTCGTACTCCACGGCGAACTGGTGCTCGGCGAGGGCGGCGCGATCACGGCCACGACGCGAACGCTGCCGGCCACCGAGGAGAGCATCGGGCGGCTCTTCGTCGCTGCGGCCCGGCGGCTGACCAACGAGGCGGCGAGCGCGTATGTGCGACTGAGACTCGCCGCGGACCCGGCCTCAATCGGGGTCGCGCGTCTCGAAGCCTTTGCCCTCGCGTCCCGCGACGAGGTCATGGATGCGGTGAACTCCCACGCGAGCACGCGGATCGACGCCCTGCGCGCCGAGCACGGCGGCACGATCGAGGGCCGGTCAGCGGCCAAGCAGGCGCGCTACCGGGCGATCCTGCGCCAGGTCCCGGCCCCTTCGCTGGTGTCGCTCAAACTGCCCGAAGTGGCGATCTTCCGCCGGGGGACAGCGAGCCTGCCGGGCCACGTGTACGCCGACGATGGCGAGGCGCTCGTCTACCTCAACGGCTGGGAGGCCGACAGTATCGGTCCCGAGACGGCGAAGCCGAGCACGATCGGCTGGCTGCGCAACGGCGAGCGCGAGGGCTGGTTCTGCGTGCCCTGGCGCGACGGCAACATCTGGCGCGGCTTCTTCCCGGACTTCCTCGTCGTGCGCGAGGACGGCGAGCGCCTAGTCGTGGACATCATCGACCCCCATGACCACACGAAGCTCGACGCCGTCGGCAAGGCGAAGGGCTTGTCCTCCTACGCCGCAACCCACGCCGAACGACTCGGCCACGTCGATCTGGTCGCCAAGATCGGCACTCGCTACCGTCGGCTCCACCTAGACCAGTTGGCGATCCGCAGCAAGGTCGATGCGCTCGCGAGCACCGCCGAGCTACTCAACCTCTACCAGCGGGAGGGATGACGCGGCCATTCCCGGGTGTCATCCTCCAACACTGGGAGCGTCGGGATGCTCCGCTGGAAGGATGTTGCGGTGACCGTCGCCTACGCTATTTGGCCCGAAGCCCCGTCGCCGTCCGTCAGGCTTTCACGACGCAGCGGACGCGCGGAGCGGGGGCGGCCAAACGGTAGCGAGCGCCGATTAGCTACGGCTTATCTGCGGCTCCGTCACCCGGATCTATCACGGCGTCTGTCCCGGAAGGAGCGACGACCGTGGGGCATCGCCACGCGCTGGGCGCTTCAGGCAACGACAGCACGACCATCTATCTCGCGAACACGACCGGGCCCTACCACGTCGAGGTCAACTCGGAGTGCTCCTGGACCCTGACGGTGGCGGGGGCGCCCTAGCTGCTCTTGGCCGGGGGCGCCGATACCACGACCACCACAGCCTGGCCGTCGACGTCGGTTTCGATGGTGAGGGTCGGGTCGTGCTGACCCAGCACAGGATCGGCCTTGTCGCGATCGGGCGGCACGGCCGGCGTGATGACTTCGGGGCTGGGCGTCGGCTGGTCGGTCATCAGGGGTTCCCGGCTTTCGCTTGCAGTGCGGCGCTCCGCGCTGCCTCTGCCGCCGCGAGGTCGCTCAATGGCTGGCAGTAGGGGCATGTGTGGCCGGGTTCGGCGGCGAGGACCGCGTGCCCTGCCTTCACGGCCTCGATCAGCCGCGCCTGGGCGGTCTGGATGTCGGTGTCGATCTTCAGCTGCGCCGCCACCTCAGCGGTCATCGCTGGTACGTCTGCCATGTCTACACCGAAGCCCTTCTAACTAGCACCTGCGCGATGAACACGTAGGTATTGTCTGAGTTCGACTGGAAGCGTGGATAGAAGTAGCGCGTCTGGGCGGAAAGACCAACATCGGCTACGTACCAGCCCTGCCCGTTCGTGATGGTGAAGGTGTTGGAGGGCCACGAGAACTCGCTGCCGTTGATATCAAGGCAGATGCCCCAGACCGTGAAGGAGCAGTTACCCCATGGAGCGAGCGCATAGACGCCGAAGCGGATAGTCTCTCCCGACCCGGCAGGGATCAGGATGCCGTAGGGTGCGTATTGCTGGAGAAAGCCGTAGGCACCGGGCTGCTTGCAGATGACTAGCTGAGAGTTACCGGGCATATTCACACCGCCCGGATTTGGCTCAGTCCACATACTCCCGTTGCATTGCCAACCTGTAAGTCCCTGCTCAAAGCCGGGGTTCTGAAGGTTGAGGTCCATTCCGATCCACGGCGCGGCAACGTCCACGACGTTGTAGGTGGCGATACTGCCAAGGCCCAATAGCGACCGCTGCGCCCCGGCGTCGGCGGCGTTCAGCATCGCCGCGCCAGCCGTGGTGGACCTGCCGCCGCCCAGCCACAGGTTGCCGCCCACCGTCAGGTCGTACAGGTAGTTCCCGAACGACCATTGGACGAGTAGGCCGTTCCAGCCGAGGTAGTAGTACGTCGAGGCGCTGTGGCTGCCCGTCTCCCAGAGGTTGACCTCGACGCGGCCATAGCGGGCGTTGACGGGGACCATGTGGGGATTGCCGATGGATGCCCCGTTGATGTTGTTTGGCCCCACGACCGCCGACGTGTCGCTGTCGGCGCTGATGTAGTTGCCGCCGGAGTCGTAGTAGAGGATGGTCCTCGTGAAGTTCAGGGTGACACCCGCCGGGACGTTGCGCGTGCGGACGATTTGCGAGGTGAGTTGCGCCTGTGCCGGGATCGGGAACAGGTCGCTCGTCATCGCCACGTTGTTGACGGAGGCGGAGCCGGTGCCATTGAACGTGAGCGAGGCGTAGTGTCCACCCGGCCATGAGGCGTCGCCTACTATCGCGAGGAAGCCGTTGGTATTGCCGCTCCAGCATGTCCAGCCGGGGATCGAGGCGTGCTTTCCTGCGGCATCGTCCCGGTTGCTCCCCAGCGTGACGCCGCCGGCGGTCGCGTCGATGAACGAGCCGTGCGGGATACCGGAGGAGATCAGGTCGTAGGCGGTGTTGCCGAGCTTGGTGAAGTCGATCGAGTTGGCGGCGATCTTGTCGGCGGTCACGCCCCCGGCTGCGATCTGCGTCGCTCCGATGGCCCCGGCCGCGATCTGCCCGGCCGTGATCGAGTTGGCCACCAGGCGATCTGCGCCGATGGTGGCCGCGGCGATCCTGTCGCCGGTGATCGTGCCGGCGGCGATCTGCGCGGCCTGGATGGTCCCCGCCACCAGGCGGTCGCCGGTGATCGTGGCAGCGGTGATGTCCGCGCCGTCAACGGCCTTCGTCCAGGCGTTGGCGACGTTGCGGTAGAGCTTGCCATCGACCGAGTAGAACACGACCATGCCGGCGGGGTAGTTCGTGTCCGGCAGACTTGGCAGCGAGCCGACCGAGGGAATGCCCGAGAAGCCTGTAGGGAGCCCCTGGTGGACGGCGTTGACCCAGGAGTTCGCGACGTTCTGGTAGAGGCGGTTGTCGGTTGTCAGCACCACCAGGCAGTCGAGCGGGTACTTAGCATTGGGCAGGCTCGGCAGGCTGTTGACGATCTGCGGGGGGATGATGCCCGCGGCATAGTTCATAGCCACGGCGTTTGCGAGCGCGGCGTCAACCTGGGGCAGCACGGGCACGGCCTGGTTGGCGACGGAGCCGATCACGCTCGTAAGGCGGTCGAGCGGCCGGCTACCGAACCCGATCAGATAGACCGGCGTGCTGTTGGCGACCAAGGTCATGGTGACGGCCGTGATCGCGAACGTAGCCGCCGAGAGCCCCTCGTTCGCGTTGGTGATGGAGACCTGCATGCCCGCGCGCAGGCCCGGCTGGAAGACGGTGCAGGATCCGAGCTGCTTGGCGGCATTGGCGAGCAGGAAGGCGGCGCCTGCCTCGTTGAGGACGGTCTGGCTCGTGATGGTCTGGTCGGTCACGCTCGTCGCGCGGATGCCGTTGTCGCCGCAGGCCGCCGCCACGGCGGCGATGGAGACCGGGTCGCTGTACCAGGTCGGCACCGCGGTCCCGCCGCCGCCCGGGATGTAGAGAACCTTGTTGTGCAGGTCGACCGTGTCGCGGGCGAGGCTGAACAGGTCGTAGCCGAACGAGGTCACGTTGTTCGGCGCGTCGCTGATCGCGAAGGGCGCCAACACCGACTCGGTTACGAAATAGTGGAGGTGCAGGCTGTAGTCGACGTACCAGGACCCCCCGGTCAGCCCGCACAGGGCGTTCATGAACGCGGCCAGCGTCATCCCCAGGAAGGCCGTGGTCGGGATGTGCGTGGACAGCGTCTGGCACTCGCTCCCGATGACGATGCCCTTGGTGCCGAAGGTCGAGAAGGCCAGCGAGATCAGCTGGCGATCGGTGAAGCCGCTGATGTCGGTTAGGCTCGAGAGCTCGGTCGAGATCACGTCGTGGCCGGCCAGGATGGTCGGGTCCTGGCACTCGATGTCGTAGGCGCGCCAGCCGGGCGTGCAGAGCTCGGCAACGGGCGTGGCGGTCTTGAGGAGGCCGTAGTAGTAGACCGTGGCCCCGTTTACCAGCTGCACGGTCTGCTCGTTCTGCAGCGAGAGGACGCCGACCGGCGCCTCGGCGCGGAACTGCATCACACCGATCGCGGAGAAGCCGCTGTCGGTCATGGTCAGCTGGTCGGACAGGTACGGCAGGACGTCGACCCCCCCGATCCACAGGTGCAGTCCCGCCGGCGGAGTGGGCATGGCCTAGGTCGCGCTTGCGAGGCGGATGTGGTGGGCGAGCTTGGCCGCCAGCTGGTCGACCGTGCCCGTGTAGCTGCCGATGTTGATGACGATGGGCTGCTGGCCGCCTCCCAGGGCCGAGGCGAGCTGGCCGTTGGGGATGATCGTTCCGGGGGTCCCGGACACGTCCAGCTCGGGTCCGTTCTCGCCCACGATGCGCAGGCCGGGCTGATAGGGGCCACCAGAGGCGAAGTGAGGGACCCAGCTGGTCAAGCTGCTGAATACGCCACCAGCGTTGGACACAGCCCCACTGACGGCCCCCAGGGCGTCCGTGACGGGCTTCAGCGCATTGGCGATCTGCTTCGCATCGTTCTGGGCCGCTCCGACGAGGTTTCCGAGCCAGGTGATGACGGTCTGGATGATGTTGGCGATGTCGCTCAGGTGGCCCCAGAACAGCACGAGACCACCGGTGCAGAAGTTGAGGATGACGTCGCGGACGGTGCCGAGCGGGCCGTTCAGCTTGGAGATGCTGCCCCACAGGTTCGAGAGCCAGTCGATGAGATCCATGGCGCTGCTGGCCAGGTTCGCGACGGCCGTCTCGATCCAGACGAACTCCTTCTGGGCCCAGGGTCCGACGGTGACCGCGAACCGCTCCCAGGTGTCGTTCATCTTCGCCTGGGCCACTTCCATCGGCGTCACGCTGGCGCGCTGATCGCCCACGGCCTTGGTGAGGTCGGCGTTGATCTGCGCGAGTCGCGCGGCCTTGTCCACGCCGCCGTTCTGGGCGAGGGTCAGGGCGTCCTGCGCTGCCTTCAGCTTGTCCTGGGCGTCGGTCGTCTTGGTGGCTGCCTGTGTCAGGGCCTCCTGCGCGGTCGTCACCTTGTCCTGGGCCTGCTGGAGCTTCAGTGACTCGGCCGCGGTCAGGGTGGTCTTGCCCTTGAGGGAGTCCTGGACGATGGCGAGTTCCTGCTGGGCGACGCTCAGGTTCTCGCCGGCCTTCTTGCCGGCGTCCTGGGCCTTGGTCAGGTTGTCCTGCGCCGTGGTGACCTTGGCCGTTGCCTTCTCGACGTCCGCAGCGGCGGCGGAGACCGAGGGCAGGATGATGCCGAGGTCCTTGAGGCCCTTGGCCGAGCCCATCATCGCCTTGGTGTAGATCTCGGTCGCGTCGGACAGGGAGATGTTCTTCGCGCGGGCGAGGTCCATGATCGGGCCGAGGGCGTCCTGCGCCTCGCCCATCGTGATCCCGGCCTCGGTCATCTTCAGGATGGAAGCCCGGGTATCGTCAGCGGTGTAGCCGTATTGCTCGCCGGACTTGATCGCCGCGTCAACCTTCGGGGCGAGGTCGACGTAGCTCTCGCCATGGTCCTGCATGGCGATCGTCAGCTGCGAGACCTGCTGATTGACCGCGTCGGAGGTCTGGCCGGCCTCGTAGAGCACACCGACCGTGATGGCGAGCGCAGCCCCTGCCAGCGCCGCCTGGGGCGGCAGGCCGGTAAGGCTGCTGACCATGCTGACGAGGCCGGATGCTGCGTTGCTCGCATTCTTGCCGAGGTCCTTGACGACGGATGTCGCGTCCTTCACCGCCACAGAGGCGTCCTTGGAGGCCGCAGTGGCATCCTTGGCGCCCGTGCTGACCAGGCCGAGGCCGGCAGCATCGGTCGCAAGTGAGCCCTTCGTGCCGGCGGCGCCCGTTGCCTCGAGCGCCAGCGCATCCTTCACACCACTGCTCGCCGCGAGCTTGGCGTTGAGCTCGGTGTTCATGGCGTCGCCGGCGCTGGCTCCCGCCTGGGTCCCGGCGGCAGCGGCGTCGGCCTCGAGCGTCGTCTGGTCGAGGGCCAGCCTCACACTCGCGAAGATGTCCGCCAAGCTCGCCAATTCAGTGCCAGCCCTTCACGTTGTCGGGGAACTCGGCCGCCAGAGCGGCCATCAGGGCAGCGCCCTGGCTCTTGTTCGTGGGCGGCGGCTCAGGCAGGTACCAGGGCCGCGGCAGGTCGGGTACCTGCTCCAGCACCACGCCGTAGGTCGGCGCGGCCGTCCGCTGGATCGCATCCCGCACCGCCACGAAGGTCTCTGTCATGCGTTGCCGCCGTTCCTGGTCTAGCCGCTCCTGTGCTTTCTGCCGGAAGAGGACGACTTGCCGGAGAGTGAGCGCGGAGAGGTCGGGGAGATGCCAGACGGCGAGGGCCCACTCGGCGAGCTCGCCTGGACCGATGTAAGTGCCTGGCGGACCATCGCCACGGCCAGCAGCGTCTGGCTCGATGCTTTTGGGTAGGCGACCTCCAGGAGGCGCTCGTAGATCGCGTCGATCTCGCGCTCGCTCGCGTCCTCGAGGTTGCCCAGCACGCCGGTCCGGTCGTAGGCCAGAACCGCCTCGCGCTCGGCGTCGCTGATGGCACGGACCCCGTCGGGGGTGTCCTGGGGAACCATCACGAGCCGGGCGATGCTGGCCTCGAGGCCACGCTGCCACTCCCGGTTCTCGCGCCAGCGCAGCTCGGGCACGAGCCGGGTCTGGCCGTGGACTGTGAAGGGCAGGACGCCATCGATGACGTCCTGCTCCTGCTTCGCGTCCATCGGTTACTGCGTGACGCGCTGGATCGAGAATGGGGCCAGCGTCGGCGTCGTGGGGTCGCTGTAGCCGCGGAAGGTCACCGGCGTCCCGGTGGGGCCGGTGATGCCGAAGATGATGTCGAGGTTGCCGACCTGGAGGGCGTTCTGGAGCGTGATGACGCAGTTGTTGCCGTCGGGGCCGACTGCGGTCACGACCAGGTTGCCATGCTGGGCGGCCGGGATCGCGCCAATGGACTCCGTCAGGAGGTACGTCACGGGTGTCCCGGCCACCGTGGCAATGCTCGCGTTCTGGAGCATGGCCTGGAGCTTGGTCAGGCTGAGCTCGTTCAGCCTGGTGGTGAGCTCGGCCTTGATCTTGGTGATGCGCGTCAGGCCCGACAGCGGCCCGGTCGCGTTGATGAAGTCGGGCTCGTATCGGGTGGTAGTGATCGTGAGCTTGGCCGGATCCTCGGAGGCGCCGAGGTCGGTGGGCGTGCTCCCGATGGAGAAGGTGATCGAGCTCGGGGGCCCAAAGAGGATGTCCTTGCTGCTTACCGTGATGGCCATTTCGTTTCTCCCGCGAGTAGGGGCTTGGCCGGTCCGCCTCAACTCGCATTCGGGCGGAACGGGTGCGACCGATCCCTAGGTCGCGGTCTCCGAGTAGGTGATCGGGTAGTCGACCGTCGAGTGCCACAGCGGCTGGCGGGTATCGGGATCCGTGTCCGGGCCCGAAGCCGTGACCAGGCTGAACCAGACGCCCGCTCCCGCTGTCTGGCGGGCGCCCTTGTCGTGGAAGACCGCCTCCACCGCCATCCCCAGGGCCTCGGCGTCCGGAGGCGTCACGCCGTAGGAGCGGACGCCCAGGACCACCATCCGGATCGGGGTCCGGTGCCGCGGCATGCCGGCGAGCCAGTTCACGACGATGAACCGCTGGTATTTGCCCGGGCCCAGGGCGTCGCCGGGCGCTGGCTCATTGGCCCGGATGAGCACGGACGGCAGGGCCGCGGCCAGCTCGGCCACGGCCGACGCGAGGGGCGACTGGGCGCTCACAGCCCGCTCTCCGCATTCAGGGCGGCCGAGACCCGGTTCCAGGCCTTGCTCTTCGCCTTGCGCGCAGTCTGGGCCGCCTGGGCCGTGGTCCCGCCGGCCGCCAGGACCGCAGTCCTGGCCTCGGCGCCGGCGGCGCGTGCCTCCATGGCCGGCAGCACGAACTTCTTGGTGCCAGGGACGAACCTCTCGACGGCCGGGAGCAGGAAGGGGTGCGGCGGTTCCTTGATGGTGCCGCGCTCGGCGAAGTGGGACAGCGGCGAGCCGAAACCGACCCACAGCACGACCTGGCCGGCAACGACCGTTAGGCCCTTGGGCTTGCCGGGCTCGCCACTGACCTGCTTGCCGTCGACAAACACGCCCCAGTGACCCGTGCCCTTCATCATCGGCACGCCCCGCTTGGCGGCGATGTCCGGATCGCGCGGGGCGTTGCTCGAGGCGTCGGCGATGATGGCGTCGCCAAGGTCGGCGAGCCCGTCGGCGATGCCCATGGTCAGGGCGTCGAGCGCGGCGTGGTTGAGCGTCACCTTCGCCTGGCGGCGTGCCACCAGGGCCGCGCTCGGAGTCTTCGGGCTAGGCATCACTGCACCAGCTTTGCGTCGAGCTGCAGGTGATGGCCGCGCCCGGCCGGGTCGATCACACCGCTGATCTCCCAATACGGTCCGGTCGGGTTGCTCGCAAGCCGGATCCGGTCGGCGGCAATCACGTCGGTGGGCGCCATGAAGATCGTGGCGTACAGGTCCCGGGCACCGCCCTGGCTGAACTGCGGGACCTCCGTCGCCTTGATGACCTGGATCGAGGCGAGCTGGAAGGCCGGGTTGTCCGGGTCGTAGCTGACAGCCGGCGTGAGGGGCAGCCAGGACCGGGCCGGCTGCCCGTAGTCGTCGAGCACCGGGACCGGCGGGGTCCCGGCGGTCATCGCCACGGAGGCCCGCTCGATCACCACGGGCGTCCGGAGCATCTGCGGCAGGCTCACAGGTTGCCGACCGCGCCCACGCGGTCGTCCTCCGAGGCGGTCTGGACGTGGATCATCGACAGCGGCAGGTGGGTCTTGAGCTTGCGCACCAGCGACAGGCGGTTCTCGTCCTGCCCGGTATCGCGCTTCATGTAGCGGTATTCGCCCATCATCTCGGAGTAGAAGCCGGTCTCGGTCAGGGTGAGGCGGCAGAGTTCGATCGTGACGCGCTGGACCTCCAGCGAGTCGACCGGGGTGTAGGTGACGGTGACAATCGGGCCGTTCCATCCGCCCGACGCCCGCTCCACGGCCGTGCCGTGCTTGACCAGGCGGATGTCGCTGGTCACGTCGACGCCGTTGTCGACGACCGCGAACACCTGGGGCGGCGTGCCGGCGATGGTGGCCGTGTCGGTGTGGCGGAGCAGCCAGAGAAGCCCCATCCGGTCGCTCATCATCCAGATGGGCGAGCCGGGTAGCAGGACGCGGGTATCGACCCAGAGGCCCATGGCGGAGGGGTCGCCGACATAGAACGTCTGGATGCGGGAGCCGGCCAGCGTCCCGCGCAGCTCGTGGGCCAGCCAGTATTCCTCCCGGTCGATGACCTCCTGCAGCTGGCTCTCGGTCTGCGTTGCCGGGACCAGGGCCCGAAGCTGGGCCACGGTCGTGAGGCTCACGTCCGCCTCCTTCGATCAGGGGGCCGGGATCGGCCCGGCCCCCGATCGCGCGTTCTTAGCTCTTGATGAGCAGGACCTTGGCGGGCTCGAGCACCTTGACGCCGTACAGGGCCTCGAAGACCACCTGCACGCCGCCCCGGCGGACGTCGTAGCCCATGAGGACCGAGAGGACCAGGCCGGACACGTCGTCGCGGACGGTGTAGCGGCTGGCCATCGATCCGGGAGGCGGCTCGGGCAGGCCGCGCATCGCGAGCATGACGCCGTCGCGGGTGAAGGCGATGTTGTCGTACTCGGTCGGCGTGCCGGCCATGCTCGGAACCAGCTGGGAGGCGAAGGTCTGGAAGCCGTAGAGCAGGCCGAGGTCGGCTGCGCTGATGGCTGTGGTCCGGGTGAAGGCGAAGTAGGTCTGCAGGGCCGTGTCGGCGAGCAGTGCCTGCCAGTCCTTGGTCGAGATGACCGCGGTCCGCTCGAGCTGCGGGGCCTTGTTGTCGGTCATGGCCTTCCAGGCGGTCTGCATGGCCGTGGCCGACAGGGCGGTGCCCGCCGTACCGATCGTGGACTTGGTGCGCGGCGTCGAGCCGTCGCGCTCGAGCTTGGCACCGGCGACGATCCCGGCGATCACGTCGGACTCGATCTGCTCGGCCAGGCTGATGACCTGCGCCCGGGCATAGATGTCCATGACGTCGTAGCTGGCCTGCGCCCGCACGATGTCCTCGACGTTGATCGTCACGGCCTTGTGGTGGTCCAGGGTGACCTGGACCTCGCCGCTGGAGGCCGGCTGGCTGAGGGTGTACTCGGCGCCCGCGGTCTTGTCCTCGACGGCGAGCGTGCCCGGGTAAGGGACGTGCAGGACGTTGCCGACGCTGAAGCTGGCAACGTCCGTGTCCTTGAGGACCCGCGGCGACGTGGCGATGACGGACCGAAGGATCGGGAGAGCGTAGTTCCCCCAGATCTCCGGGATGAAGTATTGGGCCTGGCTCGTCCCAATCGTGTCGGCCATTTCAGGGCTCCCCGCGAGTAGGGGCTTGTCCTCGCCGCCCCCACTCGCACTCGGGCGGCTCGGCTCGCGCTGTCTGCGCTATCCGGTGATGTGGCCTTCCTTCGCGGCCTGGAGGATCTCGGCCCTGTGGGTCTCGAAGAACTTCTGGTCGCGGATCTGGGCCCGCGTGAAGCTGGTCTGCGGCGCGGCGCTCGTGAGGCCGCCGGCGTCTGCCGAGCCCATCATTCGGCGTCCTCCGAGGTAGGGCTTGGCCTTGAGCAGGTCAGCAAGCAGCTTCTCGAGGTTCCGGGGCTCGCCATTCTTGTCAAACTCGATCTCCTTGCGATCGAGGAGACCAAGGGCATCTGCCGGGTCGTTGAACCCCAGCCTCGCTGCCAGTCGTTCGACCTGGGCCTGGAGCAGAAGCCCCTGGCGTTCGGTCTCCCAGCTGGCCTGGGAGGTCTCGAGCTCGGCAAGTCGCTTGTCGCGCTTCTCCGCCTCAGAGAGTTGGGCGTCCTGGAGATCCTTGAGCGCCTTCTCGGCCTTCTCGGCTCGGCTGATCGCATCGCGCGCCGCGAGTCGTTCCCTCTCGAGGGCTCGCTTCCCGCCTTCGCCGAGTGGCTCGTCGCTGCCTGTCGCGGGCGGCGCCGGCGGCTCAGCCGGTGGAGTCTGGGCGGGCGTCGCACCCGCCGCGGGGACCGTCGCGGTCCCGGGAGTTGTCTCTGCCATCGTAGCTGCGCGTCCTTTCGGGTACAACTGGCCTACAGGGCCAATCACGGATTGATGGGGCCGGGCCAAGCGCCCTTGATGACGTGGTCGCGGATCCCGATCTTGTGGGCGCCCACGTTGGTGCCCTGGTGGCCCCATTCGGCGACGTAGGCGTGCGAGGCGGTCATATCGGGCACCTGGCCGATGCGGAAGCCGGCCTCGCGCAGGGCGAAGCCGAAGTAGATGTCCTGGTGGCCGTAGCGCAGGTCGTTGCTCTCGGGCGCGAGCTCCTTCTGCCAGCCGGCGCCGTTGTGGTAGTCGACCCAGCGGAACATGGTGCTGAACCAGGGGCGGGCGAGCGTCTCGAAGACCTCGCGCCGGACCAGCGTGCAGCCCAGGCCGCACCAGAGGATCGTCCCGTCGACAGGGTCGCGCTGCAGGCACGTCCAGGAGTCGGCCGGGTCGCCCACCGGGTAGTCGATCGCCACGACCGGGTACTTGGTGGACAGGTCGAGGGACGCCGACAAGGCACCGGTCGGCGGGATTACATCCTCCTCGATGAACCAAATGGCCTCGGCGCCCGATGCCAGCGCGAGCTCGGCCACGTGTTCGTCGCAATCCGGGATCGGCAGGTCGTGGGTCAGAAACCAGCCGGTGCCGCGGATGTCCGCGGCCGCGGAGTTGGCCAGCACCGCCTCGATCGTCCGGGAATGGACCAGGCCGCGGGACGGCGTGGCGATGGCGAAGCTGGTGGGGCGGTCCATCATGGCGTCCACCTCTCGAGGCCGACCGGATTGGTCCAGACGCGCCACCACTCGCGAAGCCCGGCATCAGGCAGGGCTCCCCACTCACGCCAGTGCCAGCCGGACCCGGGCGGCTCGTTCGACCGCGCCAGGGCAGAACGGCCGTGGCGGAGCTTGGTCTTTGCCTGCTCGAAGGACCGATACGGGACATGCTTGATCCGGAGCGGGCCGAACGGCGGGAACGGCTCGCCCTGGAGCGCATGGCAGCCCTGGGTCAGGCGCCGCATGCCGCCGGGCCGGAAGGCGATCTTGCGGTTCTCCGGACTGGCGGCGGTGGCCGGACGGGCCCACCGAAGCCGGGCGAACGGATCGGACTCATCCGCCGGGTCGGACGGCTGCGGGACCATGTCCAGCGCCTCCGCCCGGGTGGCGTGAACCACCGACGGGAAGGCGTCCAGGACGTCGGCGATGCGCTGGTCTGTCGGGCAGTACCACCACTCGTCGGCATCGAAGGGCACGATCCAGCTGGCATGTCGGACCTCGGCCTCGCGGGTGAGCCGCATCAGGACCATCACCTGGGCGAAGTCCCGACAGGGCTCGTCAAAGATCAGCAGGCGCGGGTCGTCGATCGCCTCGAGGATCTCGCGCGTCGCGTCGGTCGACTCGTTGTCGGCCACCAGGACCAGGTCACACTCGGCCAGCATGTGCCGGACGACGTACCCGATAACGTCCTGCTCGTTGTGCACCATCGAGATAGCGGCGACGGCCATGGCTCAGGCCGCCTCTTTCGCGGCCGGGGCGCCGGTCATGGCCGGGATCGGGGCGCCGTTGGCGCCTCCCCCCGCGGCCGGGGGCAGGGGTGCGGTGCCGGCCACGGCCGGCGGTGCCGCGGTGCCGATGGCGGTGATGGCCGGGACGAGCTCGGGCGGCTCCTTGGCGATGATGGCCTTGGCCCGCTCGATCTGTTGGGGCGTCAGGCCGGCCATCTCCCAGAGCATCTCCTCGGGCACGCCGAGCGAGCCGAGCTTGACCAGGGCATCGATGTGGACACCCTCGTTCTTCGACTCGGGGTCGCGCCAGATGGTCTCGCTGTCCATGATGTCGCCCTTCGGATCGTCGAGAACCTTGAAGGCGACGCGAATCACTTCCTCCCAGCCCTCGCCGAGGTAGCGCTGCTTGCGCTTGGCCTTCTCGACCAGGCCTGTCTCGGTGGCCGTGAGGGACTCGCCCGAGGGGAAGGCGCCCGAGGAACCCAGCAGGTAGTGCGGCGGCGTGCTGGTGATGGTGGCGATGTGCTGGATCGTGGTCTCGATGGCCTTGACGTAGTTCTCGAGGTCGGTGACGTCGAACTCGCCGAACTTGGTCGCTGCCTCTTCGACCGTCCAGATCGACCCGGCGTTGGCCTGGAACGGGTTCTTGGGCTTGCCGGTGTCCTCGTCGATCTCCAGCTCGAGCCCGGTCGCCCAGCGCTGCCGGAAGGCGGCGTACTCGCTGGCCACGAGCATGTCGAGGAAGAGCTTGTTGAGCGCGTTCTGGAGGGGAATCACTGACGCGATCTCGGACGTCCCGGTTCCGTCGAAGTGCGGCAGGTTGAGGAGCGGCACGACCGGCACGACGCCGATCGGGTTGGGGAGCGGCCAGTTCTCGCCGGGTGTCTGGCGCTGCTCGAGGGCGTAGCGGCCGAACTTGAGCATCGCGTTGCTCGCGCCCTTCGGCAGGGTCTGGTACTTCTCGATCCGGTCAGGCAGGTAGAGGGTGAACCAGGTCGAACCGTCGTCCTGGACGAAGCGCTTGAGCGCGGCGAGGCGCTGCCCGGTGGCGCGGTCGTAGCCGATGGCCATCTGCAGCGCGTCCTGCACGGTGATCTGGACCTGGTCGGAGTCGTCCGGATCCACCCAGATCAGGACGCTCGTCTCGCCCTTGACGAGGGCCTCGGTATGGGCGATCTGCGAGCGGGCGTCGAGGTTGTTGCTCTGCCAGATCCGCCAGGCGTCCGCGTCGGCCTTGAGGCTCTCGTCGGAGCCCATCCGAAAGCCTTCGATGTCGAGGCGCTGCTCGACGGCGTCGACCACCAGGCCGCAGAAGTTGTCGGCGAAGCCGGAGAACAGGTTCCCGAACGCCGCCCGGTACTTGCTGCCGGCGTAGAGCATCGGGTGCTTGCCGCGGTAGTACTCCTCGTACTTGCGCATCGGCGCGGCGCGGTTATCGAGGACCTTGGACAGGCGGTCGATCCACCAGGGCGAGGAACCGACCGGGGCGTCGGACGCGACATTCGGCATGCTCGGCATGTCGCGGGGCATTCCGTACATCGGTTAGCTCCCCGCGAGTAGGGGGAGGACCCCGGCCGCTCCACTCGCATCTCACGCGGTCGGGGGGTGCGCTTGCTGCGCTCAGAGACTCATGGCCCGAGGCCTCTTGTGGGGCGGCGGGGGTTCCTGGTTGGCCATCGCGATCGCCCGGACCATCGCCACGCAGGCCACGTTCGGGCGGGTCGAGCCGTGCTTGGAGCGCGTCACCTTCATGCCGCGCTCGGTCAGGGTCGCGGTCGTGTTGGCGACGTGCTCGGCGAGGATCGGATCGCCGTCGTGAATGAGGCGACCCGATGCGATTAGCTCGTGGGTCACGGTCGTGGGCGGAGCCATGACCGCGGCCGTCATCGGGACGTCGACCATGTTGAGCCCGTCCTGTTCAAGCATCTCCGCGCTCTCGCCGAAGGCGACGCGATCGAAGCCGAAGGCGGGCCCCGGGATGCCCCTGCGGGTCTTCTCATCGGCGGTCTGGGGCAGCGGGTAGTCGGTGCGCAGCTGCCGCAGGGCGACGCGCATCGCCTCGGTCGACACGATGCCGGTCGCCGTCTCCGCAGCAAACACCTGCGACCTCACCACGACCCGATCCCCCTGGCGCTGAGCCACGACGATCGCCGCATGCTCGCCGTCGGGGCTGCGGTCGATGCCCACGCCGATCGGAAGGGCGACGTTGAGCGGCAGATCGCCCGCGCAGCCGGACCAGAGGCCCGGGGCGAGCCAGGTGTCCTCGTGGCCGAGGAACTGGTTGAGGTGGTAGCGGCGCCACTCCAGGAGGCCGCCGCGCGCCGACAGGCGGGCGTACTGCTGGCCCAGGTAGTGGCAGTCCTGGAGCCACGAGGCCGGGTTGCAGGCCCGCCAGACGGCCGGGTCCTCGATATCGGCGCCCTTCGGGGCGCCGTACCAGTAGATGAGCGTGCCGGAGCCCCGATTGCGGTAGATGAGGAGCGACCCGCGGTCCTCGAGCTCGCCCTTCCCGCCGAACATCGACTCGTACAGGTCGGCCAGGATGCCCTCGCCGGCGACGCCGGCGGTCGAGATCCAGAGAGTGAAGGGCTGCTCACGGGCGCCACCGCCGGTCGTGAGGGCGGTATAGAGCCCCCCGTCGACGTGAGCGTGGAGCTCGTCGACGATGTTGGCCGATGGGTTGAGGCCGTGCTGCAGGGCGGCGTCGGAGGACAGGGAGCGCATGATCCCGCCGTTGCGCGGGCACTCGATGCGGTACTTCTGGGGCCGGAGCCGGTCTCCGAGCAGGGGCGACTGCCGGACCATGCTGATGGACTGGCCCATGACGATGCCGGCCTGGTTGCGGGCCGCAGCGGCGACGTAGACCTCGGGCTCTGCCTCGCCGTCGGCATCGAGCATGTAGAGACCGGCTGCCGAGGCCATCGTGGACTTGGAGTTCTTGCGGGGCAGGCCGAGCCCGATCTCGGAATAGACCCGAAGTCCAGTGGCAGGATCGAACTCGAGGGCCTCCCACCAGAACTCGCGCTGCCAGGGCTCGAAGACGAGCGGCTTGCCGGCCCACTGTCCCTTCGTCTGCCGGATGTAGTGCTGGCAATAGGCAGCGAAACGCGGGCCTTCAGTGAGAGCGTCGGGAACCACGGCTCAGCGCCCATCGCCGACCACCCGAAGACGTGCCGGCAGACCGAGGTCGGCGAACACGGAGTCGGCGGCGTGCTCCGGCTCGACGTGCAGTCCGGATCGGGCAGAGGGAGTCAGGCCGAGTTCGCGGGCGAAGAGCCGCACCTGGTCGGCGTTCTCTCGGACGATCTGGTGAAGCTGGTTCTTCGTGATGCCGTTGCGCGTCTTGACGAGCGGCCCGCTCTGGGCGTAGAGGCGCGCGGCCACGGCGTACCGACTGACGGCCTCGCAATAGCAGCGCAGGGCATCCGCGTCGGAGAGCTTGATCGTGCCGGTCGGGCCCATCACCTTGACCACCCGGCGCCACACGGCCTTGGCCTCGTCGTCCATATCCGCCGGCATCGCCGGCAGGCCGGTGGCCGGCAGGGGCTCACGGAAGTTGATGCGGCTCGAGCGATCGCCGCGGGCGAGCTTGACCTTGGTCGGGGCGGGGACCGGGCCGCGGGCGCCCATCAGATCTGCTCCGCCTTGCGGCCGGTGAACTGCTCCCAGCGTCGAACGATGACGTCGCAGTAGGCCGGGTCAATCTCCATCATGTAGGCGTGCCGGCCCATCCGCTCCGCGGCAATCATCGTCGATCCCGATCCGCCAAAGAGGTCCAGCACGTTCTCGCCCGGGCGGGAGCTGTACGTCATGGCGAGCTCGGCCAGCTCGACCGGCTTCTCCGTTAGATGGACCATGTCGTTCGGGTTGATCTTCTTGACCGACCAGAGGTCCGTCGCGTTGTGGATCTCGGGGTTGAACCAGTGGCCTGCGCCCTCTCGCCACCCGTAGAAGCACCACTCGTGGGCGCCCATGAAGTCCTTTCGGGTCAGGACCGGCCACTCCTTGTCCCAGATGATGGTCTGCGAGAAGTACAGGCCGTTGGCCTTGAGGGCCGGTGGGTAGTTGGCGACGTTCGCGTACCCACCCCAGATGTAGAAGCTGCGTCCGCGCTCGAGGGCCTCGGCGATGGAGTGGAACCAAACGTCGAGCAGCTGGACGAAGGCCTCGTCGGTCACATAATCGTTGACGAGTGGCCGGTCCTTCGCTCGCATCTTCCCCCTGGGCCTGGCCTTCTCGGGATGTCGCGCCAGATCGAGACCCTGGTGGTGCGTCATGGAGAACGAGGACAGGCCGGCGGCGATAGCGTTGTTGCTCCTCGGCTCCACCTTGACGTTGTACGGCGGGTCGGTGTTGACCAGATGGATCGATGCACCGTCCAGGAGTCGCGCCAGATCGGCGGTGTCGCCGCTATCCCCACACAGGAGGCGGTGGTCGCCCAGGACGAACAGATCGCCGCGCTTGACGGTCGGTTCGTCGCGCGCCTCGGGCACCTCGTCGGGGTCGGTCAGGCCGGCCTTCGGATCGTTGCCGGCGAGATCGCCGAGCAGGGCGAGGAGGCCGGCATCGTCGACACTGATGCCGGCCAGGAGCTCGGCGAGCTTGGCTTCGTCGGTCGTTGCCATCGCCCCGATCGGATCCAAGGTGGCGAGGACGAGCGCCTCTTCCTCGTCGGTGAGGTCGACGTAGAGCACCGGGACGGTCGCGGCACCGGCGGAGATGGCTTCCTCGACGCGGGCGTGGCCGTCGACGACGTGCCCGGACGCGCGATTGACGAGGACCTGCTGGACCCAGCCAACCTCAGAGAGTGAGCCCCGGAGGGCGTCACGCTGGGGGCCAGGATGCGTGCGCCAGTTGCGCGGGTTGGCCAACAGCTGGGTCGGGTCCTCCTCGCCGGAGCCGACGATGCGGTTACGCCAGGGAGCGGTCGGAGCGGTCATCGGCTATGCACCCAGGAGCCGTCGGCTGCATAGACGGCTGCACAGAAATCCGGAAAACGTGGCAGTGCGCACGAAAAGGGAAGGCGCGGACGTTTCGGCGTCGCCCGGCCTTCGATGCCTCCCCACCGGTGGGTCGGCGCCTATCAAAGTGGGGGTGTGGCGGCCCGCGTTAGCCCGTATGCCTTGCGGTCGGCTCTTGCCTCTCTCGGGCGGTCTATGCACGAGCATGGTCCGCCTGGATAATCCGGCGAGCATTGACCAGGCGGGCCCCGAGTTCGGAGTTGCGCGAGCGACAGAGCACTCGGACGTTGCGAGGATCGAAGGGCGCTCCGCCTTCCGCCAGGGGGATGACATGGTCCGCGGTCAGGTCGTGGCTCGGATGGGCCAGATGCTCGGGGCCATCGCCTGGGCAGACCCAACCGTACTGCCCGACGTGTCGATCGATCACGCGCTGAGATAGGCGCATCCATCGCGGATCAGCGTGAATGTGATGGTTGGCGCCGATGCCCGACTGGCGCGCGTGCTCGGTGCAGCGACTGCCGGGTCGGCTGGTGACAACGCCGCAGACCGTGCACAGTTTCATCAGCAAGAAGCCTGGTCCATACGGCCCCCGCCGACCATTCGCCTGAGGTGCTACACCCCCGGGACCAAGGCGGAACGGACTATTGCGCTCACGGGATAGCCGCCGGCAGACTAGAGTTGGGATCGATGAGAGCCGCGCCGCCCCAATTCAGTGACACCGACCTCGTCGCTGCATTTCCGGAGATGCAGATCGTGCTGCCGGAGCTTGGCTGTGGGTCGTTCAAGGCCGCGTATCGCGTCGTGACCGCGGCAGGTGACGCCGTCCTCAAGGTGGTCAAAGAGCCAGCATCGTTGCCGCAGAACCCTGGCGAGGACGCCCTGCCACCGCGGCTCGACCGCGAGATCGCGGCGATGCAGCGCGTCAACAGCAGGCGAGTCGTCAAGGTGCTTGGTGGACCTGACATCAGGAAGATCGGCGGCGCTCCGTATGTCTGGTACCTCGAGCCGTTCTACGGTGGAGGGACCCTCGAGGCGCGCGCTGGCCAGCGCCTCTCGGAACGGGACGGCCTGCTACTCGCCGATGCCCTGCTGGAAGGAGTCGACGACCTCTGGAGACAAGCCAGGCTCGTCCACCGCGACATCAAGCCCGGGAACGTGGTCTTCGGCCCCGATGGTCCCGTACTCCTTGACCTCGGGATCGCACTCCACGTGGATCTGACGCCGTTGACGAATGCCTTCGCGTTCTCGCCCCGGACGAACAGGTATGCCGCACCTGAGCAGTTTGAGGTTCGGTTGTCAGCTCCAATCGACTCTCGGACCGACCAATTCCTGGTGGGGATCGTGGTCTTTGAGGCGGTCGTCGGATCCCACCCGTTTGGCCCGGATGACCCGAGCGGCTACCTGAACCGCCTGATGCAGGGCCAGCTCGACGACGCGGCCCTGCAGACGCTCGCGAGCGTGCCCATGCAGTTGGTCCTCCGCCGCCTCCTTCGCGCCAAGCCGCACGAGCGCTATCGCACGGCCGCCCAGGCCAGGCGAGCCATCCAGGGGTGCCTCCCTTGAGCTTCTACGCACAGCATGGCTACGGCAAGTCGGACAAGCTCGAGGTGCTCGCCGACCGGGGGGTCCTGGGCGGCGTGATCCTGAGCCCAGCCGACGAGTCGATCGACGCCCTCCGAGGAACGGCCCGTGTCATGGCGACCAAGAACGTCGAGACGCTGCTGGATCCCCAGACGTATGTCTACACGATCCCGAACGCCGTCGGTCGTTGCCATGGAGAACTCGGTCTGGACTTCGGAACCATCTACTGGGGATCGATCACACCCGCAGACATCGAGGCGCAAGTTGAGGCCGTCATCGCGGCCAATGTCACCATCGGCACAACCGGACCCGTGATCGCGCCCGCACCGCGGCAAGGCACATTCAACGACCTATGGCTGCCGGTGGCGCTCCAGTACGCGCGGACCACCAGCGCGCGAGCTGGCGGACGGGCCGTCCTAGCGTCGGTAGTGGTGGAGGAGGCGGCACTCGGCGACTGGACTGGGATCGAGCGCTGGCTCGACGTGGCCACGACGCTCGATCTGCAGGGCTTCTACATCGTGATCGGCAGGCGGACCCCGTACCCTGCCGCCTGGGACCGCGTTGCCCTCTGCAATCTTCTACGGATCATCTACCGGCTCCAAATCCTCAATGAGTACCGCCTGGTGATCGGATATGCCGACATGGGCGGCCTGGCGGCCATCGCCATGGGCGCCGACGCCATCGCTTCCGGGTGGAACTACCGGCAGCGACACTTCCTGTCCGAGCGTTGGGTCCCGCGCGCAGGCGGTCAGGCCCCGGTGCCGCGGGTCACTTCGGGTCCGCTGATCTCCGCGCTGCTCGGCCTGGGCGAGATGGACGGGGCTGCTCGGTCTCCCGTTGGGCCCCAGGTCCTACCTGATGATGTCCTGCGCGAGCGCATGGCGAGGCGGCCAGAGTCGTGGACTAACCCCCAGGCCGTCGTGCAGCACCTCGTCGTGCTCGGGGAACTCGTGGCGAGAATGGAGGCAGCTGGGCCTATTCCAGCTCGCCTCGACTTCCTCGCCGCCGCAGCAAGCGAGGCCCGCCGACTGTTGGTCGAGCTCGCGCGGAATGGCGCCCGCGTCGACCCAGTGCACACGACCGCAGTTCTCAATCTCGCCGCGGCTGCGGCCGATGCCAGGGCGGCAGAGGGGCTCTAGGCCGCCTCCAGGGATCTAAGGACCAGCTCACCGAGCCAAGCGTCGAGGTGCATCGGGAGGTCTCTCCGCGGCGGGTGTTCCTGCCACTCCAAGCTCCCGGCCTCGTCGGTGAGCAGCCCGATCTCGTTGAACCGCAGCATCTGCTCCGGTATGCGGCCTGCCAGCGCGCGGGGCACGAGTAGGGCGGCGTGGTTCGCTGCCCACCGGACTCGCGCGAGCTGGCCAATCCCGAGACCCCAGTGCTCAACCTTGGCTTCGATGAGGACTGAGTCGCGCACGACGCGGGAGAGGGGCACAGGATCGAGCCATCCCCGCGCCTCTAGCCCGTGGACGACGCGGGCCGTGTGCCTCGGGGACACACCCGACATCTCAGGGTCGCCGTCGAGTGCGGCGCCGAGAGCGCGCGCCTCCGTGAGGTTCTTGAGTCGGAGTTGGGCATGCCGCCGCAGCGCGAGCGCAGCGAGATCGACCCACAGTACGACAACGTCCGGACGCCCGACACCGAGCTCGACCTCGTGCAGAACGACGATGGTGGACGAGTCGGGGTCGCCAGGAAGGACACGGTCAGACTGGCTCTGAACGAGCCGCGTCAGGGCAGCCTCCTCGATCGGCACGCCAACCCGGACGGGCGACGCGCCCCTCGTGGCGTGGATACCGGATAGCACCACTTGCCTCCCTGAACGTGCTCCGTCCGTCTCGAATCCGAACCATATGCTACGAGCAGACCCCGGATCCAGCTGATTCGCAACTTCCCGATCGCCTAGGAAGGCTGGCGGGACCTCGGCCAGATTGGTAGATGAGCCCGGGCGTATGCCGGCTCGCAGCATCCATCAAAGGTGCCGCGGCGACAATCGGCTTGCGGGTGCAGAACCCACGTGCCGCTCGTCATCCGGGCTCAAATGGGCTCCAAGCTTGGGATGATGAGCCGACCGGATGCACGACCCGTGTAGATCAGCTGCTCCGTGGTTAAGCCCGACCGCGCGCGGAGGTCAGCGAGGTGGCGCTTCACAGTGCTCGGCCGGATGCCCACGAGCTCGGCGGCGTTTTGGACGGATCCGCCAGCCGCGACGTAGGCGGCGAGCACGTCCATCTGGCGCTGCGTCGCATGCGGCGAGAGTGCGCCGCGCAGGTACCCGTCCCTCAT